TTGACCACCTTGTATACCCTGAATACCCTGTGTTCCTTGAACACCTTGAACACCCTGAATACCTAAAGTTCCTTGAATACCCTGTATTCCTTGGATACCTTGTAAACCATTATTTCCCTGAAGGCCAAGAAGTCCTTGAATACCCTGTATTCCTTGGATACCTTGTAAACCATTATTTCCCTGAAGGCCAAGAAGTCCTTGAATACCCTGTATTCCTTGGATACCTTGTAAACCATTATTTCCCTGAAGACCAAAAATACCTTGAATACCCTGTATTCCTTGGATACCTTGAGAGCCCTGAATACCTTGGATACCTAAAGATCCTTGGATACCTTGAATACCTAAGGTTCCTTGGATACCCTGTACTCCTTGAACACCTTGTGTTCCTTGTAAACCAGTGTTTCCTAGAGCTCCTTGTGGACCAACGCCACCAGTAGAACCAGTATTACCTGTTTGACCAAGATTACCCTGAAGGCCAAGAAGTCCTTGAATACCTTGGATACCTAAAGATCCTTGAATACCCTGTATTCCTTGGATACCTTGAGTTCCTTGAACACCCTGAATACCTAAAGTTCCTTGAATACCCTGTATTCCTTGGATACCTTGAGAGCCCTGAATACCTTGGATACCTAAAGATCCTTGGATACCTTGAATACCTAAGGTTCCTTGGATACCCTGTACTCCTTGAACACCCTGAATACCTTGAATACCTAAAGTTCCTTGAATACCCTGTATTCCTTGGATACCTTGAGAGCCCTGAATACCTTGAATACCTAAAGATCCTTGGATACCTAAAGATCCTTGGATACCTTGAATACCTAAGGTTCCTTGGATACCCTGTACTCCTTGAACACCCTGAATACCTTGAATACCTAAAGATCCTTGGATACCCTGTATTCCTTGAATACCTTGAGAGCCCTGAATACCTTGAATACCTAAAGATCCTTGGATACCTTGAATACCTAAAAGTCCTTGAGTGCCTTGAATTCCCTGCGCCACAAAAGCACCATCGGTCCCCTGAATGCCGAAATCACCTTGAATACCTTGAATACCTTGTATTCCTTGGATACCTTGAACACCAGCAGAAGATACCGAAATATCGTAATTAGTATTACTGTTTTCTGAAGCAGAGACTCTATATGATTCTCCACCGTTATAGGTTACATTATAGTCTGACATTATTATTCAGAGACAGTTGGATTTACTATAGCCATCCCCTGAATAACTCTTGAAGTAGTACTGGATGGGGATACAATTACAATGTCATAATAATTTCTTCCTTCAATCAATCCAGTAGTTAAAGTGCTCGCCATTGAGATAGTAATTTTTCCGGAAGTAGAAGCTATTCCTACAGAAAAATTATTGGAGGTTGGAGAAGTTGGATATTTTCTAATTTTTGAGGATGCAGTATACCCACTCAAATCTAAAACACTACCATCCGAATTTGAAATTGTATATGTGGCAGTAAAACTAGTACCGCTATCGATAGATATGTTTACTGTCGGTACTGCTGACATGTTCTACCGCCTAGATCTTCCACTCTATGTATTTATAAGTCATCAGTATTCTTCTTTAATAGTTTCTGCAATTCTGCGGTTGAACCTACAAACAGTGCATTTGTAACATTTGTAGGTCCTTTTGATTCTTCTTCCTTATTAACGTCTTTAAGTTTTTTTTGTAGGTCCATCAACTTGTCAGTAGCATCAGAAACATTTTTAATTAATTGTCCAGCGACTTCATATGCCCTAGGCATCTCACTTTCCTGTGCAAGTTCTAATATACCGTTGATAGCCTCTTGCCCTTTTTCAATAATGGAATATAAATTACCTCTAGTATATTCATAATCCTTTTTAATATCATCAGCAGAAGAAGAAATTTTTTCTATCCTACTGTCAAAATTATCTTCTTCCGATTTAATTGGTGTGACATCAAAAGTTTCATCTAATTTTTCAAATTTATTTTCCACAATTCACTCCTCAATTAGAAAAAATTACCATCGAATCCAAAATCATCTCCGAATTGAATAAGATTATTGTCGGCAGTTGTAATGGTTGAGATTTGAGCACCGAGAACATGATTTGATGCTGTTGTGTCATCTTGAGCTCTCTTAACTACAAGTGTATTTCCAGTGACTGATTCGACATACATCTCTTCTTGTCCAATGTAGATATAAGTTTTATCTGCAATTGTACTTCCATCATCCACTTCGACCAATGTATCAATCATATTTAAGTTCTTAGATAGAAGTGTTACAATCTCTCCAGTATAATCTTTAGTTGCTCTTGGAGTAGTTTGATAGCTGAGATCTCTTGAAGCTTTTGGATCTTGTGGACCATTTCCGGAAAGATATCCAAGAGTAACTTTTTTGACAATCTGACTTGTAACGTCTGTAATAGGACCAAATAGATATACTTTTGCGGTAAAACTTAAAGTATAAATTAATGCCCTTCTAGTATCAAAATTACCCTCATAATCATCACTCATATCAATAGAATCTAATTGAATTGGAATATCTCGTTTCTCCTTTAATTCGCCAAGATAATTGATTGAAAGATTATAAGCCGGTTGGAAATAAGGTAAAATCTGCTCTGTAATTTGAAGCATATCATCATTCAACTTTGTCATGATGGACAAGGTAAATGACATATTATATGGAACAGGAACATAACTCTTTTTAACACTGTTCCCATCAGATGTTTGATTGACAACAGTTTGAGTTTGAGTAGATTTTCGACTTGGATCATATTGCAATCCAATGAATTCAAATGACATTCGAGGAAGTGTCATCTGAACTGGTTTATTTAAATTTGCTTCCTGATCCATCCTAGCAAGAAACTTTTGAGTAGGTCCATATGACAATGGAACCTTAATGACACTTTCAACACTACTATCAGAACTATGTTTGACCTCAATTCCATTAAATAATGTACCGAATCCGATAATTACAGATCGAAAGATTTCGTTATAAAAATACTCAAACATTATTTTATACTATTATTCTATTACTATTTAACAACTTTAAACTTATGGCATCCCAAAGGGATTAGTCTCTGAGAAATCTAATATTTTATCAGCTTCTAATTCTATATTGTCATTATCCGCAAAAGGTGAAACTAAATCATCGGTATTTTGTGATAAAATATTATATCTTGCATTTGATCTTGATCCAACAATAACTTCTCCAGGAGTGAATGTTCCATCAACGATAGATATTTCAAGAACATTAGTCGATTTAGTCCAGGTCTTCACTCTAGCAGTAACTCCAGATGTTTCACCAGTTACAACTTCATTGAAGATATAAGTTCCTATACCAACTCCCGTTGTAACTCCTACGGGAGATCCAATTGTAATTGTTGGTGATGTACTAAACCCACTTCCACTATTAGTAATATAGATTGAGGTGACAATACCTGCGGAGTTAATATTACTTACAAAGGAAGCTCCATTACTTGGAGTAGCGGTAACAGATGGACTAGTAGTATATCCAGAACCACCATCAGTAACAGTGACTATTTGAACAGCTCCAGTGGATATACCAACAGTTGCAGCTGCACCAACTCCTCCACCACCTTGAATTGTAACCCAAGGTGCTACAGTATACCCACAACCAGAATTAACTAAATTTATAGCTTCTAATTTACCACCAACCTTACCATTACAATTCACATAATTGTTTGTAATAGCACAAATTGCAAGACCAGTTGTTCCTCCATCCGGAGCAGAAGAAATACCAACATCTGGTAAGGAAGTATAAGATCCTCCCATATTATTAATGTATATTTTCTGAATAGATGATCCATTTGTACATATGGAAGCTGTTGCTGTAGCGGTTTTTCCCGCCCCAATCATAGTTAAAGTTTGAATATATCCGATTTGGGAGATGTCATCATCAATACTTTCTATTCCAGTATCAATAACCTCATCTTCATATCTAAAGAGTTCACATCTCAATTGATAAACATAATTTTTTTGCAATTGATAAAATGGTTGTTCATGTTCAACATATTTAATTTCAAATATCCTGTCACCAAGAGGGAAATAAATTAAATCTCCTTCTTTTGGTCTTGCGGTCAATTCAATATTAGGTTGATTTCTAATTAGTGGAGAAATATAGTTTTCATACCGTTCCCTAGAAATAACTAATGTCAAATCATCCAAATTCTGAATACCAAATTTAGATAAAATTGTTCCTTGTCCAGAATATCCATCATAATTTTCAATATAAGCTTCAATTGCATAAGCATCATTAAATTCTGATTGAATTACTTCTTTTATGACAGTATTTTTAGTCACATAACTTCTAGGGAGATAATAAATCTCAACACCATACATTCTCAACTGTTCGTTGACTAAATCTTGTATGAGGTTTTGTTCTGTTTTGCTTCCGTTGAGAAAAAATGGATTT